CTATTAGTAACTTTTATCACACTACTTATTGTACTAGAACTTACGTTTATTAAAAGCGCGAGTTTAAAACCTATTGCAATAACCAGTAATTGAATTTCGAGACAACCATTAAGGTATACTTGACTTTCCAGCCTAACATTTTACACTTTAGTACTATTCTAGGAAACCATAAAACTATGAATTCTGACAAAAACTTCCTTTTCTTGAAATCTTCTAGGAAAGATTTGGAATTACGCAGAATTAACTATACTCAATGGACAGAGTTATTGATTATCTTTACTCGTTACTATGAGGATTACTGTACGCATGGGTTTGCGGAAAAACAACCCAATTACTATACTCAAGTATTTGAGGATCACTGTACTCATGGTGTTGAGGTTAAACAAGCCAAACTTTTTGATTTTGAATCATTTTACTTTTCTTTTTCTCATTTTATACAAAAACTTAACCAGAAAACAACAAAAAAATTTCAAAAAATTAAAAATGTGTTGCCATCTGAGAATTTGGCAACAACTAAAAACAATTTCTCTTTCTTTGATTTTTATAAAATTTTCGTAACACCTGAGATACAATGTCAAGGTGGGTGGATACAGCTCCTGGATGATGAAGTGATGAGTGGTATCAAAGAGTCAACCACTGTTTTTAACACAGCTGCGTCTGAATTCACTTCATTACTTGACAAAATAGACGAGGACAGGAATAGGGTCTTACCTAAGGTAGAAACTATTCTTGATGCCTTGTCTGAATTTAAGTTGTCTGATTTGGTAGAATCACTTACGGAAAACTTGCAAGATAAAGGAACCGATATAATCAGTTCTTTTAGCAAATTTATTGATAATTCTAGGGAACTACAAGTGGGCTCTGTTTTGTTTCTGTTCGCGAGTGTCTTATATGACGCGTATTCGGAGGAAGATATATTGAATAAAAAGAATTGTTCTCTTTTGATTTTTGCGTTGTGTGTCAACAAATCAAATCTGAAGATGATTTTTAATCAGTTTATGCAACTATACAGGCACATTCGTAACTTTAAGAAGAGTGACGACACTTTGAGTACCCAAAACACCCATACGCCGCAAGGAGATATTTTTGGAGTGGTAGCACTGAGTGTTTATAATTTGATGTATCCTGATGGAAAACCACCTTCGAAGATAGTGTGGAATCAAATGATGAATTACTCTAAAGCTAGAAATGCTTTCAGAGATATTTTTGACTCCTTGATAAATATGGTCAAGTATTTGGTATCGATCTTCGGTGGTGTATCTAATGTGCCTTACTGGTTGAACGCTTTGAACATCGAGGACCCAGAAGTTAGGCATTTGATGAAAGAAGTAGATGAATTTACTCGTTCGTATTTTGATAATACTATTAAAGTATGTAGATCGGAAGGTGATAGGATCTTTGATCTGAAAAAGAGACTACAATCCTACTATAAGAGGATTGCGGTTAATTCATATACTAGTAACATTAGAGACATATTGCGAATGGAGATAATGAAGCTGGATAAGATTCTTGAGAAGTTCAGGATTGCTTCGTACACCGATGATGGAAAACGCGTAGAACCAGTTTTCTTGATGATAGCTGGTGCTCCAGGCAATTTTAAATCACAGGTTACTGAGAGAATAACTGCTGCGCTTTATAAGGAAATCTTGACCCCGGAGGAGTATAAGGAAACCCTTATTGACCCTAACAGATGGACTTATTTCAGATATGAAGAAGAGAAATACATGGATGGTTTCACTTCTGACGCCAAGATAATTGTGTATGATGACTTGTCTCAGTTCACTGTCGATCCCACTAATGCAGATAATTCTTATGCAAACATCATGAGGATGTATGGAGATTGGCCGTTGCGCGTGCATAAGGCGGACGTTGATAGCAAAGGCAACACATATTTTAAGTGCAAGTTTATACTCGCTACTACTAACATTCCTGTTCCAAGAATTGAGACATTGAAAGATGTTAATGCTTTTTATCGTCGCATTGACTTTGCAGTGTATCAAGTTCCAAAATATGAGTTTCGGACTGCTGACACTCGTCATGAACACGTGATGTCGATCAAGTTGGACAAAAGCAATCCCAATTTTCCATTAGGTCCTGATGGGCTTCCGAGTACGGATCCATCCTTGTTATTTGATTATCACTTATACAATCCTAAAAATGGGGAAGTGTATGAGGTAATTCAGTACGACGAATTGATACGTAGAATGATTGAACTGCATCGCAGGAAAATAGCTTATTGTGAGCAGAAGAATAAGGAAATCCAAGGGATTCTTCATGATACACCCGCTTGCAGCGAAATCGAATTGCAAGGAGAAACTGAGTTCATAGATTGGACCAAACTCGTGGCCGATGTTAAACCAACTTGTGCTTTGAAGGTTTCATACTATTCAAATGATCCCAAGTTTGAGAAAATGTGGAATAATTACCAAGTGGGTTTACAAAGGAAGGATGAAGTTTCTCTATTCATTAAAGAAACTTCTTCTATCTTTAAAGAAGCATTTAGTCGTGTTATATCGGACATGAATATCCAAGATGACGATGATTATTTGATGTTATATTCAATGTTCCTTGTACAGGATTATGATTGCATGAAGCTTTTTATGTCATTGGATGAGCAAAAAAATAAGAGCATATATTGTTCATAATTTTTGGGTATTATTAACTTTACTCGAAAAGGCGGATCTAGAGCTTAAAGTTGAGGACGCAAAACCCGTTAGTCTAATGGAGAAGCTTGGAGAGTTCTGGAAAAATTCTACAGATAAATTTAAATCCACCTGGTTTAAGGCATGTGAAGTTTTTTCAAAGAACTCTGATAAATGGATTCTCTTAATTGAACTAATTGCCGGAATAGTGGGAATTTATGGTAGTTATAGAGCTGTATCTTACTTCCGTAATGACGATACACGAGGTTCTGAAGAAGAGGTAGATGAATCCACAGAGGAGATAACATGTGCTGGCAATATAGCATGCGAGTCTGATGGGCGCGGGAAGGTCTTTGCAAATCCTTTAGTGCGGGCTAAGGGAAAGAGTAAAGTGAATAAGTCCAAGAATCTGTATCGCAATGTTGTAGTTGAGGAACCTGTTACAGAGATGGGAGTCATTCAAGATAACAATGGTTTCAATATAGCGAATTTAATCGTTAAGGATAATTTGTTTTCGATGGAACGTCAGTCTCCAGAAGATCCTGAAAAGTATATTCCTTTCGGTCTGATTACTATTATCCGAGATAGGATCGCTATTATGAACAAGCATTATGTGAGCACTCTGCAGTACCACGTTAATATCGTTCCGAATTTTGGCAAATCAATAATCCGATTTAAGAAAGAAGGTTCCGTAGAAGGGATTCCTCTTATATGGTATATATCAGTTGAAGAATTCATAGCTCCTACCAATTGGTACGAAGATGACAATTTGGCCAAACAGGATCTCTGCTTGGTTACTGTTCCCGTGGGTATGCGAAGATTTAAAGACATTACCCGGTTTATAGCATCTCGGGAGGACCACGCGAAGATTATTGATAAAAACGGTTACCTTTATGGCTATGATGGAAAAGCTTATACACGAGCAATGGTCACTTGTGAGGAAGGACATAAGATCGAGCCTAGTCTATCTAGTTCAGGCGTAACAGAGATACATGAAACCTATAGATATTTGGCTTTCACGGAATTTGGTGATTGCGGAACACCTTTGTTTTTTTTTAATAAATTCGCACCGGTAGCTAAATGGTTTGGCATCCATTGCGCAGGCGTCAAAAATTTGGGTATAGGTTATTCCTCAAAACTTTTCAGAGAAGACTTGATACGCGCACTGACACAGTGGAAAACTGATACTATTCTTATGGCTGACAATACCTTGAAGGTTCAATCCAGCTACCAGTTATCCAATGGACAATTTGATCGAGTGTATGACTCTGATTTGATTTCTTCGACTTCAGGAAAGACCAAGATCATTAAAAGTCCCTTATATGGCAAATGGGGTGAAGCACTCACGCGTCCAGCTAATTTGCGACCATTCTTAGACGGAAAAGGCAACACAATTGACCCAGTAGTGTTAGCATTGTCTAAGTATTGCACTCCTAACGTACATATACCGGCTAAAATTTTGCAGAATATTGAGGACGCATATTATACGGATTTATGTAGCGTCTCACACAAGGAATGTGAAAGGCGTCTGTATACCTTTGAGGAAGCTATAGTTGGTTTGGAAATGGATCCGGATTACACTGCATTACCAAGGAAAACCAGTCCTGGTTATCCTTATACATTTGACAAAGATGTCAAGAAATGTCCCGGTAAGACATATTGGTTCGGTAAGGACGAAACTTATGATCTTGATAATCCGAGAGTAGAAGCTCTCCGACTTGTTGGTAGCAATATTGAGGAGAATTGCAAAAGAGGCATTCGCTCTGAATTTATTTTCACTGATTGCCTTAAGGATGAAAGGAGAGAACACAGTAAGGTGCTGGCAGGCAAAACTAGAATGTTTAGCGCTGGTCCCCTTGACTATTTGATAATTTTCAGAAGATATTTTGGTGCTTTTAGTAATTGGTTTTATAAGAACCGAATTGACAATGGTTCAGCCATTGGAGTGAATCCTTTTTCTAAAGAATGGGATCACCTCGCGCGAACTTTATTGCAATTTGGTAATGCGAAATTAACCAATATTGGAGCTGGAGATTATAGTTCGTACGATGGTTCTGAGAAGCCCGAAATACACATGATTATTTTGAATATTATAAATAGATGGTATGATGATTCCCATGAGAATCAAAGGGTTAGGAAAGTATTGTGGGCTGAGGTGTACAACTCTGTGCATCTTTCCATGACGGGACATGTTTACACGTGGGTATCAAGTTTGCCCAGTGGTCATCCTTTCACTGCGTTAATTAATACTATGTATAATGGTATAGCTTACAGGTATTGTTTTTATCGGATTTTTGATAACTCAGTCGCGAAGCTATTTATGTTCAGGGACTACGTTTACCTGTGTGCTTTAGGGGATGATAGCGTATTCTCTACACATCCTTCTATAATGGAGCTTTACAATGAGGTCACATTAACTAAGTACATGGCTGAGATTGGCTTAACTTACACACCTGAACATAAGGATGAGAGATCTCTCCATAGGAGGAATATTTCCCAAGTTTCTTTCCTGAAGAGGTCATTCTTATTGAATAGAGATGACGGCACTTATTTGGCTCCCATAAAGATTGATGTTGTGAATGAAATCCCGTATTGGACCAAGGAAAATGGATTCTTGACAATTACAAAAGATAATGCTGATACAGCTTTGCTGGAATCAGCGTTGCATGGGAAGGAAGCGTTTCATACCATGCTAAAACTTTTGGAAAAATATGGCAAGGAGATAGATTACACCCCTAGGGTTAATAATCATGATGCTGCACTTACTTTTGTGCGGGAGAGTGATTATTTCTATTGAAGTGTCATATTATGTTTTTATTTTTCTTTTTTTCTCTTTTTATTTTCCTATAATTTTTAGTATTTTCTTTTTCTTAATATAAAATATAAAAACACAAAAACAGTTTAAAATATAAAAACCAAAAACATTGCCACGACCCTTATAAATTTTAAAATTAAAATACAAGATTAACAAATATGAATAAGCAAGAATACGATAATCAGATGATCAGATATGGTACTTTCCTCTTTGGGTATCATGACTCTGCTAAGCTAAAAGAAATTATGCCATACCACCAACTTGATTGTCAAAGTGGTACAATTGATCAACCAGGAACAGCTGGGGAAGTAGCCCAAGAGGGTAGTGAATTAGTTAACACACTTGGTGAGGGCATGACAAATGTGATCGATGCCAATCACCGTACCTATGAATATGCTCATCAGGTGTCATATAAGGATTATATTTTGAGAGAAGTTACAGATGGCGTTCAGATGGAACTCAAGAGATATTTGAGTAAACCCTTGAGGACCCACACGGGAAACTTCACAGCCGCAGATGCAGGGGTCTTGGAGGAAATTGATTGTACTACACCTTTGTATAACAACCTAATGTATCGACGCAAACTTGATGGTATTTTTGCGATGAGATTCACGACTGTAGTGACTCTCATGGTCAATGCTACACGATTTACGGCTGGGCGCTATATTTTGGCGTGGCTACCCACTGCTGGCGGTGACACAAATTTACCAACTGGTAGTATTGCAAATCCTTGGCGCCAAATGAAATTGTATTCGCTCAAAACTGTTACACAACTTCCCCATGTGGAAATTGACATAAATAGAGACACTCAGGTGCAATTGCGAATCCCCTATGTGTCAGCAACACAAGCGTGGAATATACCTAATAAGCTTAAGATTGCTGGCTCTGAATCTTACGGCTCGCCTGGCACAGTGGTTCTGTATACGTACAATGGAATTAATGCTATAGCCGATGTAACTGCTGGATATGATATCTATTTTCATTATGAAGATATCGAACTATACAGTTATAGCTTGGAAGCACAGTCGGGAAAGTTAGATACCGCGGAAATGAGGAGGGACGGTCCTGTCAGCTCCGTTTTGCATAATGCCAACAGAACTGTGAGGGGAGTGAGCCTTTTTGCTTCTAAGATTTTTAACTCTCTTGAGTGGGTTACGGACTATGCTTCTGGAGCTGCAGCTTATCTTGGATTTTCTGCGCCCATGTTAAAGGAACCATCAATATTTGTCAAGAACGAAATGTATCCTTCGTTTAATAATGCAGATGCCGGTCAAGCAGTCACATCCTTGAGTATAATGCGCAATCCCAACGTCCAACAAGATGCTGCTATATTTGCCACAGAAGTTGATGAAATGGCTATAGATTTTGTCAAGAGTATATATTGTTATGATGAGAAAATAAATTGGAATACTGCTCAAGCTGTTGATACAGTCCTCTATGATGAATATGTAAGTCCGGGGGAGTATTGGCAAGCAATTACAGATAGTGCTGGATCAAATTCTAACGTGGTCATGGCCCCGATCACGATGCTCAATAACATGTTCGAGAAATATCGTGGTGGTGTCACATATAAATTCAAAATGGTCAAAACCGAATTTCATACGGGAAGATTGTTGGTTCGAATTTATCCTTATGATCAGAATACAATGACTGGAGTCACTTATAATACTAGCAGTGATACATACTTGCATCGTACAGTGATAGACACCCGGGTTAGTAACGAATTTGAAATTGAAGTTCCGTTTATATCTACTAGTATGTGGAAGACGACAGGCAATGCTTGGAAGACTCAATCAGTCACTAACACAGCTCCATACGCTAGGATAGTGGTAACAGTTTTAAATCCGCTCGTAGCACCATCTACTGTTTCTGGTACTTGCACTATTATAGTTGAAGTTAAGGGATCGAAAGATTTAGAATTTGCATGTCCCAAGAACCTTAATATATGTCCTGTAATCCCCACGACTTTGTCAACTCAATCTGGACTAATAACTATTGGTAATGAGAAGACTGGTACAATTGGTTCATCATCGGTAGAGAACCATACAGTTTTTGGTTCAGCATTTGCTATTGGGGAGATTGTTAGGAGCCTCCGTGTTTTGTTGAGGCGTCCCGGTTATCATTCCAGTACAACCGATGCCACATTTCTTACAGGTCAATTGTATCCGTTTCATACGACGGCGATGGTAAATAATGGAACTGTCAATCCTACTACGAGCACATTTGGTACGGCGAGAGATTACTATAATTTTTTTTCATCGTGTTATGCATTGAAAAGAGGTGGAGTAAGAATTTCAATCCTGCCTAGAACCGCAGGAGATGCTTATTTGGTTGCTGGTCTGGAGAATATTGTTACCAGCACGGCTACTCCAACTCTTTACGCAGCCACGACTGGCACATTTTCCTTTTCAAATTTCGTTAGGTATTTTTCGGGCAATAATATCTATTTCAATCAATTGAGTTATGGGGCTACCTTACAAGTTCCTCAATATTCAAACAATCATGCTATACAGAGTTCGGCAAATTTAGATCCTGCCGGATATACTACGGCACCTTCCGTAGGATTAATTAATAGTGTGAAGTTAAACTTTGCCTTGTCAGGAAATGGTATATTTTCTGTCACTCGAGCTGGCGCCGATGATTGCACTTTTGGTGTATGGACCGGATGTCCCCCAGTAGTTCGAGAAAATTATGACTAATTTAATTAGTTGACGGTGTGAGACCCGTTGTAAAATAAACCTCGTATTTAATTTGTATTCAAGTTTCCTACGGGGGACTCAATACAAATATAAAA